AACTCAAAATCTGTGTGACCTTTGTAGGTTGCTCCGAAGACTGATGCTCTGGCAAACGCTTCTTGTGCATGTGTTTCATTCTCCCATAAGTATCTATCCTTGAGAGTATCAAGGCTAAACTTATCTAATAGTTTTTCATTACTGTAATTAATTTTTATACCAAGATATTCCTTGATACCTACTTTATCATCTACCATTATGAGTTCTCTGTGTCGTGTACGTTAAGCATTATTATACCATAATGTAGTATCTTTAGCAAGTCTTTTCTGTTCTTTCCGTCTTTGTTTCCATAACGTTTAGCGTACTTCATAATGTTACCAAGAGTAAACCCTTCACCATGTCCTGAATCAATGATGATGTCTGTTGCTTGATACTTATCGGAAGCATAATGCTCACCATATGTACCATCAATATAAGCCTGTAGTTCTTGTATTAGTTGTCCTTCATTAAATTTATAGTTCATCTGTTATCCACTCCTTCGGTAAAGTTTCTTCACTATACCATGTAAAATTATTTGTTTCTGCCCACTCAGCATGGGTTCTTTTTGTTCCATTCTTTCTTATCTTAGCTCCCGGCATAGGTGCAAAAGGTTTTTGAAATAAGAATATTAGTTCATAGTCTTCTACTCTCTCACTCAAGGCTTCTCTTATCCAGATATACTTACTGTATTCAGCATAATCCCAGAACCTTCCCTTTGCTTCTAACAATATTATTTTACCATCAACAGTCTTTACAAAGTCTGGCTCATAAGTATGCTCTACTATATAATCAATTTTATCCCAATGATGTTTCCAATCTTGTAAAATTGTTTGATGTATATTATATTCCCATGTACTATCATAGCCTTTAGGTACGTTAGTTTTTTTAGGTCTAGGTTTTCTGGGAACTCGTCTAGGCATTCAAGTCTCCAAGAGTAATGTTAGGATTACGTTTTACTTGTTTGTAAAACCACCTCAAACTATATGCACTCAATAAAAATTTATTGTTAGCAAAGATATGAGTTTGTTCTGGTAAGAACTCATTAAGATTTTTTCTATTAATCTTAGATGTATCTTCTCCATCGGGAACCATTGTTCTTAACCACTCAATGAGTAAGTCTTCTGCTCTCCGTCTTAACTGTTTAGATTTTTTTTGATTCATAGTTCTTTACTAATTTCCAATAGTTTAAAATGCTGTTAAACATTTCTGTATGTTTTGTTTGAGAGTCTCTATCCCATATATGACAGGCTATAAGTTCTTTGTCTTGACGATCAACAAATATAGATACTCGTTCTACATCATCAAAACCACAGCCTTGAGCATAGGCTGACAACTGCATACCATGTTCATCATATACTAAACGAGCAGGGTCTTTACCAAATAGATTATCTTTAGTTTTAAAGTCTACAAAGATACCAGACTTAGAATATAAATCTATCTTACCACCATAACCTAAGTCAGAACAGAAAGAATCTTCTGCTATCCAGTCTTCATCCGGAAAGTTTTCATCTAACCAAGACCGTATTATCTCATAGGTTGGATTTGTTTCTTCGCCTAAGAAACCTCGTTCAATCATTGCATGAATCTTAGTTCCTTCTTCTGCAGCTTCTTGTCCTATCCTTTTAGAATCTTGTTTACACCTGTAAGCAAACTCCTCAAGAGATTCATCTTCTTCTTTCTCTAACATAAGTGCAGAGTTTAATGCTTGATTAATCTTCCAGTTTTCTAATCCGGGTTTGGCTACCAGACTTAGTACAGTAGTAACCGATGGTACTAAGTTATCTTTCTTGGCATCACGTAATGTAGTGTTACGTTCTTTACCATTAGCACCTACAATAGTATACATTGGTTCGCCTTCTTGCGTATACCAATGCCCTGATTCGGCTGATTTTTTCTTAGCCGACAACTTATTATATACTTCTTGACTGGTTGTGTCAAGAGGTTTTGTTTTATTTTTAGAAATTAAATTCGCCTTGTTTGGCATTAGCTACCTCCTGTATAATAGTTTTATTTTTTCTAACGTGTGGCATGTAATCTCTTTCTTCCCATGTTTTAATGCTATGGCAGTTTTGACAACGTACTTCACACTTTCTTATTTCATTAAACAAATCTTTAATGTACTGTCTGTTTTTTACTTTATCAGTCGGAGTAATCCGGCATACTAAAGTACTCATATTAGCTCCGCTTTTAGAAGCATCTAATAATATTGTTTTTTCTTCTCTTACTTTGTGGTCAAAGCAAAGTGCTTTTGGATGTTTATTGTAGCCACAATCTATACATCCTTTACTAAGTTTATATTTATTAATCCGTCTGTATCTGTTATCACGGAGATATTTTCTGTATTCATCACTAGTGAGTGTCACTCCAGTTACCTCCTACTTTATATTCGCCATCCATTGGACAGCGTAGATTAAAATGTTCACCTGCTTCTATAATACTTTTGACTGCAGTCTCTCCAACAAAATCTGCTTGAGATTCTTTGACTTCAATCTGCCACTCATCATGTATGTTAGCAACAAATCTATAATCAATAGCGTTTAGTTTTAACACACTGTCTAAGTCTACTAATGCTTTCTTCATTAAGATAGCACCTGCTCCTTGCAATAAGGTATTAAGTGCAGCATGTTTGTTTCTTATATACAGCTTCCTACCATCTAATCCTTTGAGGTAATTTTTTGAAGCTGCTCTGTCAACTCGTTCCTTAAGAGTTCGGTATGTTGGGAGACTACTAAGAAAGCGTTCTCGCAACCTCTTACCTTCTGCTCTGCTTCCTTTAATGATGCTTCCAATCTTCTCATCTCCTGCTCCGTAAACGAGTGCGTAGATGAAAGTTTTAGCCTGATCTCTTGATTTAAGTCCAGCAAAGTTTTGGTTAGTCGTGTGAATGTCTCCATTAATAATTTCATTTATATACTCCTTGTCGTCCATGTAATGTGCTAACATGCGTAGCTCTAATCCACTTGCATCTACACCTACAAGCTTATGTCCTTCTGGTACAGTCCAACATGCTCTACATTCCTTACCGTATGGGCTATGAACTGAGGGAACTTGAGCAACGTTAGGGTTTCTATGTGACATCCTGCCGGTAATAGTACCGTTGGGAATAACAAAACCATGTATCCTACCATCATCCCTGACAGCTTCTACCCAAGAGTCAATCTGAGCTATACGCTTTTGTAATAGTAAAAAGTCTGCAATTAATTTAGCTTCATGGATATGTGTAATCTTGGATAATGTTTTCTCATCTACAATAGGTTGACCAGTGGGTGTAAATCTATCTGGATTCCAACCAAAGTCAATAAGATATTCTCCAATCTGTTTACGAGAACCAAGATTAAACTCTTGTAAAGTTTGTCGCATGAAAGGATTGAAGTTGTTTGTATCTAAACAACGTTGATATTCTTCATCAGTCATACCACGCTTAGATAGATTACCATCTTTCTTGATGTAGGGTGTGACTTGTTTTGTGTCTACCCACTTAGGTTTAAATGTGGAATGAACCTCGTCTTCAATCTGTTGTTTCTTTTCTCTTAGTTCTGCTAGTAACGTAAGTGCTGATTGCATATCAAAAGCAAAACCATCTTGCTCCTGTTGTTTCATAATCTTAGCAACACCTTGTTCAAGATCAATACAATCTTTCTTAAACCCTCGTGACTCCTTACGAAGTTCTTGTAAAACTTTAGTATTAAGTTCTACATCTCTTACACAATAGGTCAACATATCCTCAGAGTAGTTTAAGTAATCTTCAAACTCAATCTTAGGATAGCCTAACTTGTATCCCCAAGTCTCAAGACTGTGCCCACCATCACGTGTTGGATTAAATAGTCTGGATAAAACTAAAGTATCAATAACTATCTTATCACTTAGGTCTACATTACCAAACTTTTCTACCAGAGGTATGTCAAATCCAATAATGTTGTGACCGATAAGTGTATCTGCTGTTGTCAAAAACTGATATCCTTCTTCTAGTTTGTCAGGTGGGAACTTAAATACCTCACCGGATACTGGATTCTGTGCAACAATACACCATACCTTTGTTGCGTTCAGATCATCAGTCTCTATATCAAATACTAATTCCATTAGAATCCTTCGTCTCCAGAGTTATCAAACTCTATATCATCGTTAGTTAATTCAGATAGTCTACCGGTCTCGGCATCATAGATAACTCTAGCTGCCATACCTACATCACCTGTGTATCTTGATTTAAGAACACGTAGCCTTGTAGTCCTAGCTTCGTCTGGGTCGTCTGATTGTTGATTACGTTCTAATGCAATAACACAATCGGATAGTTGACCAATACTATTAGAGCCACGTAGATGAGATAGACTTACTTCAATTCCATTCTCGTGTCCTTTGTTACCATCGACACGTCTAAGATGAGACACAAGTATAATACCTGCACCTGTCTCTTCAACTAAACTTCTTAGCCTAGTCATAATTGCATCAATGGCTCGTCTCTCATCACCTTCATGCACTGCACTGACTAGCATATGTAAGTGATCGACCACTATCCATTTGCAATCACAGCCAATAATCATAAAGCGAAGCTTAGTAAAGATATCATCAATGTCGTTGGTGCCAAAGTGTGAGTGAACCCATACTCTGTTTTTGTTCTCACCATCGTACAAGATGTCAAACATCTTATCAAGTTCTTCTTTAGAAAACTTCTCACGTTCTTGGTCAATGTATAA